CACGAATCGATAATGATTTGTATTATGGCAAACATCGTCCAGCACATGGTCCAGGAGCGACGGCGGACGGACTTCGAGGAAACTCGAAGTTCCGCCAACGTGAATGGCCTGTGCGCCTCGAGGAGATGTTTCCAGCAATGGAACATCTTCTACCCTCTCCTTCCTATTGGGAGGAGCTGGACGAGGTTGACTTCCTCGAACCCGGAGCTGAGAGACCCGTAAGGATTATCTCAGTTCCTAAAACGATGAAGACCCCGAGGATTATCGGAATTGAACCAACTGCCATGCAGTATGCACAGCAGGCGGTTCTACCGTTAATCATTGACTCCATCACCAAGGATGAAACCTTGGATTGGATGCTCGGCTTTGACGACCAAGAGCCTAACCAGCTCATGGCCGCCATCGGATCTACTGGTTTAGTAGATTTGGCTACACTAGATCTTAGTGAAGCCTCCGACAGGGTCTCCAATCAGCTTGTGCGATGCATGCTCTCCAACTTCCCTTGGTTTTCCAAGGCAGTTGACGCATGCCGCTCGCGCAAGGCTGACGTACCTGGCCACGGAGTGATCCGTTTGGCCAAGTTCGCGTCTATGGGTTCAGCACTAACCTTCCCGATTGAGGCCATGGTCTTTTTGACCGCAACCTTCCTTGGGATAGAGGACGTGCTCAACACCCGACTAACCAAGAAGGACATTAAGTCCTTCAAGGGCATGGTGCGTATCTACGGAGATGATATTATCGTCCCCGTAGAATATGTGCATGCAGTCATTGCGCGACTAGAAGCTTTTGGGCTTGTAGTCAATCGCAACAAGTCTTTCTGGACTGGTCAGTTCAGAGAGTCTTGCGGTAAGGAGTATTATGACGGACATGACGTGTCAATCGTCAAGATCCGTCAAATGCCACCTACCGGTCTGCACGACGTTACGGAAGTCATTTCGTGGGTCTCCATGCGCAACCAGTTTTACTGGCAAGGCATGTGGAGTACCGCGAAATGGTTGGACAACTATCTGGGTAGGATTTTGAATAATCGCTACCCACGTGTTGATCCGACATCTCCCGTGTTGGGGCGTGAGTCTGTTTTCGGCTGGGAAGTCGAAACAGTTCACCCGGATACACATAATCCTTTGGTTAAGGGTTATGTTGTCTCAGCTAAGTCACCTATAGACCCGCTAGATGACAAAGCTGCCCTTCTCAAGTTCTTCTTGAAGAAAAGCAGTTTGCCAACTGCTGATGAGAAGCACTTGGAACGTTCAGGACGTCCTCATGCCGTCAACA